TCTATACATCCAGAACATATTAATGCTTTTCATAGAGGTAATTACAATGCTCTATCTAATTTTTGGCAACAAACTGGTGCTTCTATCGATATTAGAGAATATATGGATTATGATCCATATTTGGGAAGGATAACGGATAATTCTGCTTCTCAATCTAAAGCTTGACATAATCTCAAAGAAAATGTTAAGATAAATACCGTGAAGTGACAGTGCCGCAATTATTTGCATAGTCACAGATTATGTCCTATAGAACAAAAAACTTTTTATGAAACTCAAACAACTGATGCTTGCACCCGTTGCTCTGGGAATGGTTGCTCCTGTTGCTGCGAATGCCGCAGATCTTAATATGGTAGCAGTCAATCAATATTCCACTTCTGAACAGGTTACAAGTGTCACTCAATTGTCTGATGTCCAACCTAGTGATTGGGCTTATCAGGCACTCAGCAATCTTGTTGATCGTTATGGTTGCGTTGCTGGTTATCCTAACGGCACCTATGGTGGTGGTAAGGCAATGACCCGCTTTGAGGCAGCAGCACTTCTGAATGCTTGTCTTGATCGTGTGACTGAAGTAACTGATGAACTTCAGCGTCTTTCTACCGAGTTCCGTGAAGAACTGTCCGTCATTCGTGGTCGTGTTGACAAACTGGAAAGGCAAGTTGGCACTCTTCAGGCAACTCAATTCTCCACCACCACCAAACTCAAGGGTGAGGCAACCTTCGTTTTGGGTGGTGTAGATGGTGCTCGTCTTGCTAACAGCAGCAATGTCGGCAACACTGCTTTCAACTATGATGTTCGCCTAAGTTTTGATACTTCCTTCACTGGTAAGGATCTGTTGAAGACCCGTCTGCGTTCTGGTAATTTCTCCAGTCAACCCTTTGGTTCTTCCTCGTCTCTGTTCAAACTGGACAAGGCAGAAACTTATGCAAACACTGTAACTCTTGATCGTCTGTACTACAGTTTCCCTGCACTTGCTAAGGGCGTGACTCTGACTGCTGGTGCTCTGGTTCGTAACACTGAAATGGCATGGGTTCCTACTGCATACAAGTCGGATATCCTTGACTTTTTCTCCGTTGCTGGTGCTCCTGGTGTCTACAACAAGGCAACTGGTTCTGGTTTTGGTATTCAGTATGCTCAACCTGGAAAGAAAGGTGGTATCGTTGCTGGTCTGAACTATGTCGCTCAAAACGGTAATGATAGTTCCAAGGGTCAGTTTGATGAGACTGGTGCTCTGAACCTTCTTGCTCAATTTGGTTACCGTGCTCCTCAGTATGGTGTTGCATTCGGTTATCGTTATGGTACTGAAGGTACTCGCGTTCGCACCTTCAATGCCATTAACGGTGGTTCTGGCAACCTTGCATCTGGTCAAACCTCAAATGGTTATGCTATCAACGCATATTGGCAACCCAAGACCTCTGGCATCATTCCTTCTGTGAGTGCTGCTTATGGTTGGAACGATGTTAGTCTGAATGCTGCTGGTCGTACCACTCCTACTGGTGCTACCAACTCGCAGACTTGGATGGCAGGTCTTCAGTGGAGCGATGTATTTGCTAAGGGTAACGCTGCTGGTTTTGCCATCGGTGCTCCCGGTAACGCTGCTTCTCTCACTGATAGTCAGAAAGCTATTATTTGGGAAACCTTCTATCGTTACAAGGTTAGCGATAACATCAACATCACTCCTTCTGTGTTCTATGTTTCTAACAACCAAGGTCTGAAGAATGCTTCGGATAACTATGGTGGTGTGATTCAGACAACCTTTAGGTTCTGATAAACAACTCATAAGTTGAGTGGAAGCACCCATTCTTTGGGTGCTTTTTTATTTGCAAGTCAAAACCTTAACCAAATCTTAGTGGACTTTTATTTTTGGTTTAGGTACAATTACAATCGTAGTTATTCAATTTTTATGAAACTCAAAAACTTTATTGCTATTGGTCTGGTTTCTGCTCCTATTGCGGCATTTGCTGGACCTGCTTTGAATGGTGCAGGTGCCACTTTTCCTGCTCCTCTATATCAACGATGGTTTCAAGATTATTCCATCTCTACAGGAAATCGTGTAAACTATCAGAGCGTAGGAAGTGGTGCCGGTGTGCGCCAATTTATTGCTGGAACAGTTGATTTTGCAGCATCTGATGAACCAATCAAACCTTCAGAGGCAGCAAAGGTTAAGCGTGGTGTTGTTCAGATTCCTATGATTGGTGGAACGATTGCTATTGCATATAATAAACCTGGATGCAAATTGAAACTGACTCAAAAGCAAGTTGTTGATATTTTTGCTGGTCGTATCACCGATTATAAACAGGTTGGATGTGCTGCTGGTAAGATGTCAGTTGTTCATCGTTCTGATGGTTCTGGTACTACTTTTGCATTTACTAACTCTCTTGATGCATTCGGTGGTTGGACTGCTGGTGTAGGCAAATCAATTAATTGGCCAACTGGTGTAGGTTCCAAAGGTAACGAAGGTGTTTCTGGAACGATTAAGAATACTCCTGGTGCAATTGGTTATGTAAATACTGGATTTGTCCGTGCAAATAAACTTCAAGCAGCAGTTCTTCAAAATAAGGCAGGTAAGTTTGTTGGACCTTCTGCTGTAACTGGTGCTTCTGCTCTGAATGGTATTACACTTGATGCAAATCTTGCTGGTGAAAATCCAAATCCTTCAGGTACAAATTCTTATCCCATTTCTACTTTGACTTGGATTCTTGCATATAAGACTGGTAACGGTGCCAAGGCAGATGATATTCGTGCTGCTCTGAACTATGCTCTTAGTTCAAAGGCACAAATGATTGCTGATGATCTTGGTTATGTTCCTCTTTCTGGTTCGATTCTCAATAAATCCAGAATTAGAGTAAAACAAATTGGTCAGTAATGTAAGCATTTATACTTATAAAGTCATAAAATCCTAACAAAAGGGGCTTGACGCCCCTTTCTTTTTGCTATATACTGTTGTAACGTTTCTTAACAAAAGTAAAATGACTGTTACAAAAAACGAATTCGGACAAATGAATATGTGGGCAAAAGAACCTTCGATGTATATGACGAAGGAAGATCTTGAGCGTTATGGTATTGAACCTTATGCTGAGAAAGCGGAGAAGATGAATGGGCGCTGGGCAATGGTCGGTTTTGTTGCTGGTGTTATTTCTTATGCTATCACTGGTAACTTCTTCTTCGGGGTCTTCTGATGACTGAAGCAATTTTCACTCTAACAGGGGTTGCGTTTTTGGTTCTTTTGAGTTATGCTGTTGAGAAGGTCGTAGAAACTTACTGATGAGTGCTAACATGCTTGGGCAACTCAATCTTGCCCTTCAAGAACTTGTAGAATCAGGTGCCTGGTCTAATGATGATGAACTTAAGGTTTGCGTCGCAGGCACTCTTAAAAAAGACAAATTTATTGTAATTCAAAACACTACTAAAAGAGGAGAAAACAAATGAAAAATCTTTTTACTGATGCTGCCGAAAAAATGAACGGTCGTCTTGCTATGATCGGTTTTATTGCTGCTGCAGGATCTTATCTCACTACTGGTCAAATTATTCCTGGCGTTTTCTGATGGAGGTTAAAATGCGTAGAGAAGGTTATCAAGTTCCTCAAGTTGAATTTGTATTCCGTGAGGCAGGTGAATTTGTAACTCGTACATCCGCAGAAATCTTCGATGGAAAACGTGTTGTCGTATTCAGTTTGCCTGGTGCTTTCACTCCTACTTGCAGTGCCTATCAGTTACCTGGATTCGAAGAGAAATACAACGACTTTATTAGTCTTGGCATCGACGATATTTACTGCATCTCTGTTAATGATGGGTTTGTGATGAATGCCTGGAAGCAGGACCAAAATATCGAGAATGTAAAACTCATTCCAGACGGTAATGCATATTTCACACGTTCTATGGGTATGCTTGTCAATAAGTCTAACCTTGGTTTCGGTGATCGTTCTTGGCGTTATGCTATGGTCGTGGATAATGGAATCATCGAAAAACTATTCGTTGAGTCAGGTCAGCGTGATTATGCCGACACCGACCCTTATATGGAAACCACTCCAGACAATGTGTATAGTTATATCAAATCTACAATTCTGGAAGAAGAATTAGTCTGAAATAGGAAATAATTAAAGCGTCTAAAGAGGCGCTTTTTTTATAAATATCTTCAGTGTTCAAAAATATAAAAAATGACCCTAGATCTTCATAACTTTTTTAAGTATTATGATGATAGTAATGAGAATCATATAGCAGCAGTTCAGTGGTTGGAGGACAATCTTCCTGCTGAATTTTTAGATGATTCAGAAACAGATTGGATTGGAATTTATAGAACTAAACCACCTACACCAGCAGTTCTTGATGTTCCTTATTTCAATCAAGTCGATAATTACAGAGACGCACATAGAACTTGTAACTCATCATCTTGTGCCATGTGTCTTGCTTTCCTGAAACCAGGAAGCATTAAAGGTGATGACGAATATGTAAAGAAGGTATTTGCCATTGGTGATACAACAGATCATGCTGTTCAGACAAAAGTTCTGGCAGGTTATGGTATTAAGTCAAGTTTTAGTTACAACCTTTCATTTGCTGATATTGATAAGAGTCTTGATAGAGGAAAACCTGTTGTAATTGGTATTCTTCATCGTGGTCCTTTATCTGCACCTACTGGCGGGCATATGTGTGTAGTCATTGGTAAAACTCCAGATGGTAAAGGATATTTTGTAAATGATCCTTATGGATCATTAAATGATAATTATACAGGTCCTGTGACTAACGGTAAGAAGACAATTTACACAAAAGCAGTTCTTAAGTATCGTTGGTGTCCAGGAGGTAATGATGGATGGGGAAGAATCTTCGATTAATTTTAGAAGAAAGATCTTACAAAGAATTAAAGATCTAACAAACAGCGGAAAACATTTAGAGGCACAACAACTTTATCAAAAGTATTTCGGAGGAAGTAATGGCAAAAGTCGATCTTCATAACTTTTTTAAGTTTTATGATGAAAAAAATCCAAATCATGTAAAAGCAGTTCAGTGGTTAGAGGATAATCTTCCAATTAAATATCTGGAAGACAACTCTGAGTGGGCGGAGATTTATAGAAAAAAGTAGTATCCGCTGCTCCTGCTTCATCTGGTAGCAGCGGTCCTGTTCTTGTAACAAAGACACAACTTGCTTACATTTGGAATTGTGGTGAAAATCTAATTGGTGATGATGAAGTAAATGAAATGAATCACGGTTTAAATTTCTTTAAAATCAATACACCAGTTCGTATCAGACACTTCCTTTCACAAATCTCTCACGAAAGTGGTGGTGGAAGATATAAGGAAGAACTTGCTTCAGGTGCTGATTACGAAGGTCGTTCAGATCTTGGTAATACTCAATCAGGTGACGGCAAAAAGTATAAGGGTGCCGGATACATTCAAATGACCGGAAGAGCAAATTATCAGGCATTTGCAAATTACATCAAGGATCCTAAAGTTATGGATGGTGTAACTTATGTTGCAAAAAACTATCCTATGACAAGTGCAGGTTTCTGGTGGCACAATAACAATATGAATGATTTATGTGATTCAAACCCAACAGTTGATCAAGTTACAAAAAGAGTCAACGGTGGTTATAACGGTTTAGATGATCGTAAAAAGTATTATGCTCGTTGCTGTGAAGTTATCAAATAAATAGTTGCAATCATTACTGATTCTTGATCTTAATTGGTCTGAATCTACATAGTCCGAGTCCTCTGTGATTCGGTGAATACTTTACTTTTAAACACACTTCGGTCTGTTTCGTTTAGTACACACTGAGTCATAGAGGATTCTTATGTCTTACACTAAAAAGGCGCTGGCTGCAGCGTCTGTGCTTCTTATTGGAGTGCCAACAGCAGCATTATCTCATACCAACTCCATTGGATATGTTGGAGGTGGTGGAGGCAGTGTAACTTTTTGGTATGGTAACTGGCATCCAGGAACTACCTTTAATGAAGGTACTTTGACCCTACAAGGTATCAATGGAACTAATTTTGCTCCAACAACTGTAAACTGGACTTTACTTTCGGCAACCAGACCAGATGGTTTGATTGATGGTGTAAACTATTTTACTTCTGATGGAACGCAGTTGGTTGCTTATCCTAGTAATCCAATATCTTATACTTGGCAGGGCGTAACCTTTACAGGTCTTGCCGCTGGTGATTACCAGTTCACCTATAATGCCGCAGGGTCTCCAACAGTGAACTGGATGCCTATGGATAGTGTGATTCTTTCCAGCACAGTTTCACTTTCAGCAGCAGCACTTTCTGGTGATGCTAACCAAAATGGTATTCTTGACATTTATGAGACAGGTGGAACACCCCCACCACCAACGTTGGTATCAAGTGCTCTTACTTATAATGTAAATGTAAGTATTGCGAATCCTACTTTTACATCTAATACTGTTATTACCCACACTTCCTCTGAGAGTAGTGGAAAGCAGACACTGAACTTTGATGCTGCTACAACTGTTACTGCCACAACTGTAACAACCACCACAACCACACCAGTCACAACTGATACTTACAGTGACAACTCTACTGTTGTTACAAACGGAACACCAGTTGTCACTATAAGTTCTGCAAGTCAGTCTGAAGTTTCACATCAGTACGGTGATTTCTCTGGTCGTATTGATCAACTAGAAGTTCTTGATGATATTAGTGGTTCTATCAATAGACTTCTTGAACATGAACCAATTACAAATCATAAGAGAAGATTTAGAGTATTTGAGAACAATAGATTTGCACAATCATACAATGCTGATGAATATAAGGCATCATCAAGAATACTTGGTGGTGGGTTTGAATATGATTTAACAAAAGGATGGACTGCTGGATCACATTATAATGACATCTATACTGAAATGAAAGGTGTAGATAGTGTCTCACATCTTAAGAGACAGCATGTTGGTTTGTTCAATAGTTTCCACGGTAGAGATATTGCATTAGTTACCAATGCTGGTGCATCACAAGACAAGTATGATTATTCTAGAACACTTGAGTATTCTTTTGGAAACTGGGGTAAAGTGGAAGGTCAACAATGGTGGGTTCATAATAGATTGTATGTAAATAACTCTGGATGGTTTAAACCATTCTTAGGTTATACTGTTTCTAATATAAGTAGAAATGCATATACCGAAACAGGTTCACCAGAATCTGCCAGAAGTGTTGGTGCATTTAATAAGACAACTCATGTTGGAGAAGCAGGCCTCAAACTGGAAACTAGATTTGGTGGCAAGAAACACGATGTTTTTGGTGTCAGTGTTGATGGTGCTTATGGTACTGATAATTCTTATGGGATTACCGCAGCATTAGATTACAAAGAAGTATTGTTTATTGAAGGTTCTCATGGTGTAAGTGATGATCTAACTACTAATTCGATTGCTGGTAAAGTTAAATTTAGGTTTTAATCTATGGAAATCGGAATCACTACAAATGCTGTCATTTTAGTTTTATCTACTATTTTTATTGGAGTTGCTACACCAATAAAAACTTATATTGGAGTTACCGCTAATCCAAATTTTGGTAACCCAATGTGGAAGTCAAGTGAAAAAAATTCCAACAGACAAATTAATCTGAAAGAACCAATAGGAGTATTTGGTATTCAGCATGATGTGAATAAAAATGTTAGACTTTTTCTGGAGCATCAAAGTAGTATTCCGGAAAAAGATGATGGTTTAGGATTTAATCATCTTGGAGTGAAACTTTTATTTCCTGTTGAAAAAAATACAAATTTATACACCGGAATATCATTACATTCTCCTGAAATGGATAATGACAGAACAAAAATGAATAATCCAATTGTTATACTTGGTGGAGAATATGGGGGTCGAGATGTGAAAACTTTTGCAGAGTATATTAGTTCCGCTGATGATTTTAATAATGGTAGGTTTTATACCGGAATAAAATATATCTTTAACTAAATACAAAAGAAACTTCACTCATAAGACAATGAGCAGTACACCACAAAAAAAGGAAAGATGTATGAGCACTATTGTTAGAATTACTGTACTGAGTTGGAGTGCTGCCTTACTCACAGCATCATATGCTGGACTTCTTTCAAAGATGGACCCAACATTTATTGCTACAGTATTTACTGCTGCTGCGGCAACCTTTGGAGTTGATACTCTGAAGAAAGGAGATAAGGAAGATGAGCAACGTCCAAATAGACAACCTGAAATCACATCAGTCGAACCAACTCCCGAACCTCCAGCAGATTTCACAGTCGCAGATACCTCAAGTGCAGGTTGCCCGAACTGTGATACAGGAGATTCCAGCACCGATAATTCAGTCCCTGTCGGAAGAGTCTAATCGATTAAGATCTCCAGTTACAAGGGGTTTGACACTTCCTATTATTGAGGTGCCAAACCCTGTTTTGGATTATCCTGTTATTGATGTTCCAACTCAAGAAGAATTTGATGCTGCCGTAAAAGCAGAACAACAAAAACAAGAAGGGCAATCTGAAAAAAATAGAGAAATTAGAGATACTACCCCTCCCTCTCAACTGCCTCAAGTTTTTCAGACCCCTCCTACTCAAACTCCTGTTGCTGAAGTTCCAGCAAATAAACCCAACACTCCAACTCTTACTGCCTTTGGAACCGATATTAATTTACCTGATCCTTCTGTTGTTGCTACGGCAGGTGCTGTCGCAGTAGTTACAACTGCCGTGACTGTTGCATCTACTGCGATATTTAATGCACTTAAGAATGCCGCAGAACCAATCATAAAGGAGGCAACAAAGAGTAAGTTTAAGGTTAAAATTAAAACTGTAAGACCCGTATTGCATTATGTTCTTACCGATTCTGGTCATATTGATATTTTTGAGTATTCATCTGAGGGAACTAAACTTGTTGGTCAAACGGATAATGTAGAGCAATATATTCGTGACCAAGTTGATATGAA